AGTGTTACGGCGCCGCGCCGTGCAGTGTGCTCCAAAGAGCTCTCCATCTTCCCCACTAGCTGCAACCAGCGAAGAAGGTAGGTGTGAGCAACAGTCGACCCGTGATCCGGAACTAGCGCAGGCGGGCCAGAGGGCTCAGCTGCTTTTAGTTCCAGACCCAATAGGGCCTTCTGTAGAGCGGCGTAACCGTCAATCCTGTCACTGCGATTGACGGGTACCACCACCCAGCCCCTCTGCTCGAGGCGCTGGTACCGCGATCGGAACCGAAATCCCGGCGGTCGTGATGGACGAATTGAGTTCTCACGCCCAAGCAGGGCACTGTCTTCCGACACTAGAGGGAGCTCCCCCAGTATCGCCTCCACGTGTGCAAACATGAAGGAGGCAGTCCTGTCGTAGCCCCTTTTGGAAAAGAGGTTTGCAGTGCTGACCCAGCTAACAATGCGATCTGCTTGCTGCCTGTTCTCAGGGCGCTCTTCGCGTAGGTACGTGGGAGTGATCTCACGTCCGGCGTAAGCGTCTAGTCCGCAAGACTCTCGGAACCTTCCGGTCCAGAAAGACTTACTGACGTTTACCTTACAGTTGTACTTCTGCAGGTAATCGAGAACAGCATCCGTGTCGTCCGACGGCACGATGATGTCATCACCGTACACGTAGACATCCTTCGCAACCCGCAAGGCGTTGCGACGGGTTAACGGGAGGTTTCTGCTCTCCAATAGAGCCACTACACATACAGTGTAGAAGTACATGGACTCTATCGGGAAACAGAGAGCGCTTCCCATCGACGCGAACTTCTCAAGGTCAATGACTTGACCAGTGGGGAGTTCGGCTCGTCGAGAACGACATGCATCAATAGCATCTCGGAGGTCCGGGTTGCTATCAAACATGCTCAGGGCCAGCTCGCGCGGAACGCGATCACTGGCATCTGAGAGGTCGATCGTTGCCAACCGACCGTCGTACGACGAGGAGAGTGCCAACGCTCGATTAACCGACTGATCACGAAAGTTCACGTGACCAGCCGACGCATCGTTCATAGAAATGGCTCCGTAGAGCCACCTCTGTATAGCCTGCTGTGTGTATTGCATACATACAGGCTCGATGGCTATCACCCGAGGCCCCTTCAGAGTCTTAGGAACAAAAACGACCCTCACGGGTTGTTCCTGCTCCTCGGGCACAAACGTAACCTTCTCGAACGCTTCGTCGTCCACGGCACTCAGGCTGAACCCAAATGCTAGGAACGGGAAAAAGGGCTCGAGACGTTCATGCCACCTCAACCAAACAAACTTCTGGTTTCCCATAATTCGTTCGGCTGTAGCACCGGGTCCATGCCGAGGAACCAGCATGTCAGGGCGTAAACGACCCAACATACGGTTCCACAGCATAAAAGCAACAGCTTTAAAGCTCGCTGCGCTCCCAGCGTCAATGTGAGACTCAGAAAGATCTCGCTCAACAGCGATGAATCGTTTGGTCGCCGCGGCCTCCCTTGCGGAAGTACACGGCATCCGAATTTTCTTGAAAGTGACGCAGACTTGTCGCGCCGCCTCAAGAACCTCGACAAACTCGGGGGAATCATCAGCTAAACCTCCTGTCTCTCGGTTGAAGAGTCGACAGAGCATACCTTGTAAGAATGCAGGGATTGCTCCCCGCTTTCGGAAACTTCGGAAGCGGCTCGGGTCGATATACCCGTCTGCGACGGACCGCTCAAGGTCCGTCGCAAACGAAGGTAGCGTGATCGTAAGGAACGACACGCCTTCAGCTTCAACCCGTGACTTAATGGTTTTCAAGTCACGTGGATCAGAGACGTTCACGGAACACTTGGCGCAGGCGTCTTGGTAGACGAGCTGCACCATCTCGATGTAGTCTTTTACGTCGCTTTTCAAGGTCCCATCCTTTCGGGTGGTGGCCATCGAACACCGACGCGACAGACCGCATCCCTTGGGCTAACGCTAGTTCACAAATTTGCACTTGCAAACCAGCGCCTACCACATGATGAACAGAAGGTGCGAGAAGCCTACGGTAGCAGTTAGGAC